ACGCCAGAACTGATCTGGAACTTAACGCCCTGGAGCTGGGCCATTGATTGGGTGTCAAACGCTGGGGACGTGTTGTCAAACGTCTCTAGCATGATGTCCGACGGCCTGGTGTTGAGATACGGATACATGATGGAACACTCGTTCCGGACTTACACGTATTCTTTTGACGGCCCCACTTGGTATCGTTGGGGAACCGTCTCACCTGTTCCTGTAATCATCTCTCACGAGGTGAAGAAGAGGGTGCAGGCAACACCCTTCGGGTTCGGTCTTACCTGGGAGGGCTTCACAGCCCGCCAGTTGGCCATCATCACCGCGCTCGGAATTATTCGAGCGAAGTGATGGGTGCCTTGTACCTCGCCAAAACGCCATCGGGATCACCAGCAATGGTGCTCCTAGGAGTGATGCCTATGTCGTTTGCAGATCCTCAGACCATTACAATCGCTCCGGCAGCCGCTCTGTCTCTGCCGCGCACGCAAACTGCGGACGCGGAAGGGAACCCGAGCGTCTATCGGAGTGCCGATGGTCTCACCGAAATGATCGTCTCGCATGAGAATGCGAAGAAGGGTCGGATTCGGCGACTCGTGAAGATCTCTGTGGCCAAGATGGCCCCGGACCCGTACCGCAACACAGAGAACCGCCGTGTGTCTATGTCGACACACGTCGTTTTCGATGTGGAGGACGGGTTCTCCGGGGCCGAGCAGAAGGCGGTTTGGGATGGCTTCATCGCCACCCTGAATGCCAGCTCAGGCCTCCTGATCACCAAGGTTATCGCGGGCGAGTCGTAAGGCTCGTCAGCTTTGACCTGGGATGACCAGGGCCTACAAAGACCAGAGAGGAGGAGAATATGGGGTCGTCGCGCAAGCGATAACCCCTCTCGTCCTCGGGGCGACCGGGTAGTTCCCGGTCGCAGACGGTCCGACTACGATCCCCGACTCACGGCTAGCCGGAAGGCTGTCGTTACGTTGGTGATTGTGGTGGATTCGTTGTACTTTGCAGGCCAGTTGCTTTTCGGAGGGCACGGTTCGTGCCTATAGAAAGGCAAGCAGACAAGACTGATACTCTCGT